CAATCCAGCATTGCAGGTGCGTCACTTGCATTGCGGTGATCTACACGATGCGCGTGCCATTCGTTGCTGCCTTGCACTAGGTTTACTGTAATCATTGCAATTCTCCTTCGATTGGCGCTTTCACGCCTAAGATTTCGGATTTCTGTTTTTCTGTCAGCGGCGCTTTGCTTTCGATCATTGCGATAATTTCTTGCGCTGTTTTCTTTCCGGACTGAATGACAGCCGACCATTTGTCGAAGTTGTTTGAAAAGTCTGTCGCACTGTAAAAAACAGGATCAGCTGGCTTGTCGTGACGATCACTTTTAACAAACTCTCTCAATTCGTCAGGAAAATCCTCAAGGTCTTGAGAAAAAATATCTGATGCAGCCGTCACATTAAGGGTCATCGCTACCATTGCGCGCTTGCATGCCATTTTTAGGATGGTGTTTGCGAGGTCAGCCACATTTGTTTTTATTTGATTTACAGAATAAGCAGCGTTTCCGTTTTTGCCTTTGCTCCACTTCACGCGCTTTTGCGATTCCGGTGCGGCATCAAACTCTTCTTTGCACACAGCAGCACGATACGCATACTTCTCTTCCATGCTTGAGCACTCGCCCAGCCCCTCGCCAAGAATCTGGCCGGTGATCTGATGACGACCCGTGCATGTGACACGGTAGCGCGCCTCTCCGGTTGTAGATAAATCCTCTACCTTGTACTCCTGTGCAATTTTGAATGTCATACACAAAACCTCAGCGCCAGCTTTGTACAGTGTTGGTTTTGGTGTGTACGGAATTGTTCCGTAGTGCGTGTCCTTCTTCATCACAGACTGCATAACCGTTTGAATAAGATTCACGCGGTCGCGGATTTCTGGCGCAGAAAACTCCATTTCTTTAATTGCAATCTCATTACTCATCGTCTTGTTCCTCTGGGTTGCAGTGCTGGCAAATGCTTGGATCGTGGTCTGGGTCTCGGCAATCGAGCATATTGTTTTGCTGTATGCGGTTTCTGTGGCTGCGCTCAGTGAACGGGTCTGGCCCGTCATAGCCACGGTCGCAGGCTTCCTCGTAGCTCATCCTCACGCCGCTACCACTTGATAGTCGCCAACGATCCACAAGCGGGCTTTGTAAAACGCTTCTGTTGCTGTGCTGCCGAAGAAAGCTGCTCGCGCTCCATGGACACGAGCCGTCCAGAATCCGCCCTTTGGCGCTGGTGTTGCGGTAACAACTTCACCGCCGATGATTGTCATTACTGGTGATATGGTCATGTCGCTCTCCTGTTGTGATGGGAGTATTACAACATGAGTTGTTTTACTATGTCAACAACTTGTGTTGTTTTATTTTTCGGCAGTGCTTTGGTAGGGTTATCGGGCTGCAATCAGGCAGCCAAAAGGAGAAGAACATGAAGAAGGTTTTACTGGTATTGATGCTGTCGCTGATGGCGGGGCAGGCTATGGCGCACAGTGGCGGGACTGATGCCAGCGGGTGTCACATGGATCACAAGACCGGCATATATCACTGCCATTGATCGCGCACTGAAAAGCATGAGTGAAAGCGAGTTAATCAAGAAGCGTGCTGATTGGATAGCGGCATCCGTTGAGATTTTAGTGCAGCGTGTATGCGTTGCGTTATTAGCTGGATTTGTGATGTGTTATCTGGCGGTATCTTTTTTTTATATTGAGCCAGCAGTAGTTGCTAGTTGCGCCTTTGGATTTTCTTTTTGTGCGATTCTTCTTGTTGGGAAGTGGACGCAGTTTAATTCAATGGAATACGCGAAAACGTGGAAAGTTGATATGGATGGGTTTTAGTTCGGTCTCTCCCTGTTGTCACACCACTAGGCAGGTGTCGCTAGGCCAGACTCCTGTCAGCCTATTTGTTAAGCGGCTTTTCCCCATTTGCCTTGTTTATCTTCTGCAAATCGCAACTCAACAGCATCTTTTTCTAGTTGATTGATTACTTCTAGTGTTTCTTTGACGCTGCTTTTCTCATTGTGAAACTCTACAAATAAGCTGCGCAATAAAGCGTCACTGGGTTTTTGTATGGGGTTCTCTCCTGACTCCCACTTCTTCACCGCTTCTGGCGAGCAGCCGAAGTATTCTGCCAGCGTTTTTCTGGATAAGGCCATTTCCGTGCGGAGGAATCTAATCTCGTCGCCATCAAGGGTAGTGTGCTTTTTTGCAAGATCAAAGCCAATAGCCTTGTGTAATTCTTTAGGGTTCTCTACAGAAAAATAACTTTTTCCGTCCACTGTTTTTTCTGTGAAGCCGTTTACCAGCCACACATTCGATAGACCACATGCAACATAATGCAACATAATCAATACTCCTCTGCTTCTGCAAACAAAACATGCAGGACTTTCGTATTGTCCAGCATAATGTCTACCGTAATTTTCGAGCCTGCAAAATCACAAAACAGCTTGGCGTACATTCCGTTAGGTTCTCTGTGAATGTGTTGTCTGTCTATCTGCCCTTGCTCAAGGCAAGCCCATACTGCCGACATTGGTGCGCGGCGCGCCAATGAAAGATCGTTGATGTTTTCCGAAAACCGAACACTGCTGAGATCGTTTGCAGCCTGTCTTATTTCTTCAAGAACGCGAAGCGGGTGACTGCTGATGTTGACGATATTCGGCATGTGTATCTTTTAATGGGCGGCGGCATTATAGGTATTTAATACCACTTGGCAATCTATTGCTACGCTGTTTTTTTATCCAGCAAGACTAGAAAATCTCCATCTTGCAAACGACCACGCCGCAAATATGCCAGGCTTCATCCATGCGAATGATTGGCTCTGGCCACTGCGGGTTGATGGCTTTCAGGTAGGCTTCATCGCCTTCGCGGATTAGCTGCTTGAATGTCACTTCCTTGCTGCCATCCTTTCTGGCAATCACGAACTTGCCGCTATCTGCTGCGCCGTCTGGATTGATAACGATAATCTCGCCTTCCCTAAATCTTGGCTCCATGCTTGCGCCACGCACGCGCAGGGCATAGGCATTGTCGCTGTAGTTATCTGCTGCTGGTAGCCATAATTCTGCATCACCCACGGCATACGGATCATGCGCTTCGCACCAGTCGCCAGCCTGCACCCAGCTAATCAACGGAACGCCTTGGGCGCGCAAAGCAGGGGCGGGGTCGACATTGGATTCAAAGCTGGTCATTTCGCCGTGGCCAGATATAAGCCATTCAGGGGTAACGCCTAAAACCTTTGCAATGGCATTGGTTTTTAAGCATTCCTCGCTATTCCTTTTTTCAAGCTGATAAATAGCGCTCTGCGTCATTCCAACCGCATCTCCGAGTTGTTGCTGCGTCAGCCCTTTTGCTGTTCTAGCAACCTTGATTCGCGCACCTAAAGCCATGCGCGCAACCTACAACATGCGTTGTAAATAAACAAACAACAAAAGTCTTTACATAAAAAACAACTTGTGTTGTAATTTATCCGAGAGGTGACAAAATGACTCCAATAGAAAAAGCAGTAGAGGTTGCTGGTGGGCAGACTGCGCTTGCTGCAAGTCTTGGCATTAAGCAGGCGCATGTCTGGAATTGGCTCAAGCGCGGTACGCCGGTGACAGCGAACCTTTGCGCGGCTATTGAGCGCGTAACGGACGGTGCTGTAACACGCTACGAACTTCGCCCTGATGTATTTGGCGAGGCTCCGGTAAAACGCAAAGGCAAGGTGGCTTGATCGCATGCCGCCACTATCCGACACAGAAGAAGCACGCGCACGCAAGTACGAGGCGTTAATTCTGCAAAGGCTTGCAAGCACTGGCTTGGCTGCGGCTGCGCTGGCTGCTGAGGTGGACGAATCCACGGTAAGCCGCTGGAAAGAGAAGCTGATACGGCAGCAGTGCCGCGTGCTGGCTTGCCTTGGCTTGAAGGTCGTGCCTGACACCATGCGCTGCTTCGATCCAGCAGACATAGATTCCATTCTGCACCAAGCCCAGCGCTGGATGCAGCATGTTAAATCAGCAGAGCAATTGGCTCAGGAAGCGGGGTATTAAGGTGGCTGGTGATTGGATTAAGTTTGAAGTGGCGACTTCCGACAAGCCGGAAGTTTGGGTGATTGCTGATGTGCTGCAAATTGATCCTGATGCAGTTGTCGGAAAACTGCTTCGAGTGTGGGCGTGGTTCGATCAGCACACTGTAGACGGTAACGCTCCGAGCGTTACTTCCGTGTTACTAGATCGTTTAGTTGGCGTTACCGGATTCTGTAATGCAATGGAAAAAGCCGGATGGCTGGAACGCAAAGGTAACGCTATCGGCGTTACTGGATTCGACAAACACAACGGAGAATCAGCCAAAAAGCGGTGTCAGACAGCAAAACGGGTAGCAAAACACAAAAATAACGCAGAATGTAACGGCGATAGCGTTAAAAAAGTAACGCAAACAGCGTTACCAAATGCGTTACCTAGAGAAGATAGAGATTTAGATTTTAATCATCAACAACATTCTCTAGATCATCATCGCGGGCGAGCGCGCGTTGTCGATCTGCCAGTCGTCGAGCGGTTCGCAATGAACACCGACTGGAATCCAAGTCCTGAGTTTTCTGAGCAACTGGCATTCACGAATCTTCGAGAGGGTTCGAGGACGGACTGGCAAGCAAGTCTTGGCGAGTTTGTTTTGTACTGGTGCGGGCGGCCAGAGGAACAGCAAACTCAATCCGGCTGGGATCACAAGTTTTTACAAAACCTGATTGCAAACCAAGTGCGCGCGGAGGCGCTGATGCGATGAGCAAACAAAAACCACCATCCCAAGAAGCGCGCCTGCTGGATTGGCTGCGCAACGGAATGACGATTACGCGCCTGTTGGCGCTGACAGAGTTGGGAATCTTCGAGCTTTCCGCGCGAATCAAATCGCTGGAATCGGTTGGGCATGTTATCAACCGCAAGACCGTCACTGTGGTCAATCGCTGGGGCGAAAAAACGCGAGTCAAAGAGTATTGGATCGAAGCATGAGCGCGCATCACAAAAATAAATACACGCTGATCGGCGCGATTACAGTGCAGGAAGCGGCCACGATTCACGCCTTGTACTTGGAAAAAACCGATGGCGAGATTGGCGAAATGATCGGCAGACCTTGGTATCACATCAAAAACTATCGCCGTAGTAAAAACCTGGTTAAGCCGCAAGGCAACCGCGAAGGCTGGAACAAAGATCGCGTTCCGTCAACCAAACCGAAAAAAGCGAAAGTGGGCGAGGGCTTTTGCGCGCTAACGCAAGACTTTCTGGGGCGGAGGTTTGCATGAGCGAGCAGCAGTGGACTTGTCGCACTCGTGAGCAATTTGATGCGTTTGTGTCGCATGTTGTCGAGCTGTGGGATTTTGAAAAGCCGTTGTTGATTAAGTGGTCGGTCGGCGAGAAAAGATCACTAGGGCAAAACGCGCTGATCCATGTGTGGATTCGGCACATCACGCTGCACATGAACAAGCTGCCGGAAAACGACTACGACGAGGAGACAGTGAAAACTTACATCAAGCGCCGCTTTGGTATTCGCATCGAGTCGAAGGATTTATTGACTGGCGAACCTATGCCTGCGCTCAAATCTTTTTCCCGCTACGAGAAGGGCGAAATGACTGCGCTGATGAACAAGGTGGAAGAGTTTGCCGCGCACATTGGCTGCACGCTGCCGATGTGGGGCGAGTACGAACAACTGAGGGAGGCCGCATGAACCTATGGATCGGAAGCAGGGCAACACACTGGACAGCCGACGAGATCGTGCATGTGTACTGCGTGATGGACGGGGCGTTTGTGGTGAGTGATTGGTACGACACCAAGGCTGAGGCGCAGTCTGCGCTGGCTGAGATCGTCGGCTGGTTGGAGTTTGCGGCATGAGAGCGAAGGACGCACAACACCTGCACCGCGTAGCTGCGCTTGGCTGCATTGCCTGTCGGTCTATGGGGTACAACGACACGCCAGCCGAGATACACCATCCTCGCGCTGGTGTTGGCATGGGCAAGCGGGCAAGCCATGCGGATGCAATCCCGCTATGCCCCGCTCATCACCGTGGGACATCTGGCCTGCAAGTGCCGAGTATCCACGGCAGTAAAAATGCGTTCATCAAAACCTTCGGCACGGAGTTGCAGTTGTTGAACCGCGTGCGTGAATTACTCGGAGAAAGCCATGCTGCCTGATGACGACCCAAACACAATCGAGCGATACGAAGGCGCGGCATTCGCGTTCACTGCGGCTCTGGCTGGGCTAATTATCACTCTGATACTCGTATGGGTGACTGCGTGAGAGTTGTGATTGGCATTGATCCAGGTGTGAACACCGGATTCGCCATCAGCGAAGGCGGCAAGCTACTGCGCGTTGAGTGTATGGCGGCTGTGGAAGCAGAGCAATGCGTCATGCAGTGCGTGATTGTGTACGGCGCGGCCAATGTATTCGTGCGTTATGAAGATGCCCGCATGCGCCAGTGGTTCGGGTCAAAGGGACGCGAGGCGTTACAAGGGGCAGGCAGTATTAAGCGCGACTGCGCACGGTGGCAGGAGTTCTTGGAGCATCACAACATTCCGCACTCGCGTGTAGCGCCACAAGCCAATCGCACAAAGCTGACAGCAGATCAGTTCAAGGCGATAACCAAATGGCAGGGGCGCACAAACGAGCATGGCCGTGATGCAGCAATGTTGGTGTTCGGCAAATGATTATCAGCGGGGGAGTGGGCGACATGGGGTTAATACCTTACGGTGAAAAAGGCAGGCCAATCGGAGAGAACCACGGATTTGCCAGGTGGTCTGATGAGATTGTCGAGGAGGTGCGTGACATGCACGAACACCAGAATGTGCGGGCTTCTGAGATTCGCAAGCTGTACAACATACCGAAATCAACGCTGTCATATATCCTTAATTACAAGTCGCGGGCGGTAACACCTACCTGCTGGAAGCAAAAGAAAGAAAAACCAAAGAAGGGGTGATGTGTGCCTAAGCTTAATGATCGTCAGCGGAGATTCTGCGACGAGTACCTCAAGGACTTGAACGCAACACAGGCGGCTATTCGCTCAGGCTATAGCGTAAAGACCGCTGGACAGATTGGCGAGCGACTGTTGAGAAATGTTGAAGTGGCAAAGTACCTGAAAGAGCGTATGGCTCACAGGGAGAAACGCACCGAGATAACGCAGGACAGAGTGTTGCAAGAGTACGCGCGCATCGGATTTTTTGATCCGCGAAAACTGTTTGACGAGACAGGTAGGCCGCTACCTATTGGCCTGCTTGACGACGATACGGCTGCGGTTATCAGTGGCGTTGACGTGGCAACAATCGGCAATGCAGAGCAAGGCGTTGGAGAAATTCTCAAGCTGAAACTTGCGGATAAGAAAGGCGCGCTGGACTCTATCGCTCGTCACCTTGGCATGTTTAACGACAAGCTAGACCTTGGTGTGACAAAAGAACTGGCAGACAAAATAGCCAGAGCGCGGGCGCGCAAAAAGTGACACCGGATGAAGAGCTGATCGAGGATATTGCATCCTTCACGCATGATCCAGAAGGGTTTGCGCTGTACGCCTACGAGTGGGGATCGGGCGAGCTGGCTGATGTTGATGGTCCACGCGCTTGGCAGCGTGACGTTATGCGCGACATTGCCGAGCATTTGCAATGCGAAGCTACGCGACACATGCCGTTAATGCTGGCGGTTGCATCAGGCCACGGCATTGGAAAGTCTGCCTTGATAAGCATGCTGGCTGATTGGGGTATGAGTACATGCGAAGATTGCAAGATAGTGGTGACGGCGAATACCGACACGCAGTTGCGCACGAAAACGTGGCCAGAAATTAGCAAGTGGTTCAGATTGGCGATAAACGAACCGTGGTTTAGCGTAACAGCAACATCTATTGCGGCAAGGGACGCTGGGCACACGAAGTCATGGCGTGCCGATGCAGTGCCGTGGTCTGAACACAACACAGAAGCGTTTGCTGGCCTGCACAACAAAGGCAAGCGCATCATCCTGATATTTGACGAAGCCTCCAACATTGCAGACAAGGTGTGGGATGTTGCAGAGGGCGCGCTAACTGACGAAGGTACTGAGATTATTTGGATAGCATTCGGAAACCCAACACGCAACACAGGTAGGTTTAAGCAGTGTTTCACCAAGCTGCGGCATCGCTGGAAGTGCAGACAGATCGACAGCCGCACAGTTGAAGGAACTAACAAAGCGCAGATTCAAAAATGGATTGACGATCACGGCGAAGATTCTGATTTTGTGAAGGTGCGAGTGCGCGGCATGTTCCCATCGTCAAGCAGCAAACAATTTATCAGCACGGATATTGCTGATGCGGCATTCGGAAGGTCTATTGTTTCTCACCAGTACGATTTTGCGCCTGTCATTATCACTTGCGATCCGGCGTGGTCTGGTGACGACAATCTTGAGATTGCCATGCGGCAAGGTAATTACTTCAAGATATTGCGCACAATCCCAAAAAACGACAATGATGTGATGATTGCCAACATCATTGCCAACTATGAGACCGAGTTAAAAGCTGATGCTGTGTTCGTTGACGGGGGTTATGGCGCAGGGATAGTGAGCGCAGGTCAAACAATGGGAAGATCGTGGGAATTGGTGTGGTTTGGTAGTGCATCACCAGATAAAGGCTACCTGAACCTTCGCGCTTACATGATTGGCATGGTAAAAAAATGGCTACAGGATGGCGGCTGTATCGAAAAAGACCAAGAGTTGTACGACGACATTATCAGCCCAGAAACAGTGCCGCGTCTGGACGGTAAAATACAAATCGAAAGCAAGGAAAGCATGAAGTCGAGAGGGCTTCAGTCGCCAAATAAGCTGGATGCTTTAGCTCTGTCTTTCGCAAGACCGGTATTTAAGCGCGACTCACAGCGTTCAAGTGTTAACAAAAGGCGTGAGTACGATTCCATTCAGTGATATTGAATCGGGGTCTGTATGTGTACTTCCAAAGCGCCTGATGCGCCAGCTCCACCACCACCACCACCACCATTGCCGAAAGAGCCAGACAAGTCTCCGCTGCTGAAGAAGCGCAACAGCGCAGCAACAGGTGATGACAGCGTGGCTAACGGTACGCTGATGACTGGTGCGGCTGGTGTGCCTGCAAGCGCTCTGACGCTTGGCGGTAATACCCTGCTAGGCGGCGGAACTAAAGCAGCATGACAACCGTTTTGGATAATCGCACGCCATGCGAAAAGATACGCGCACGCAAAGCGGCTTTGTGGGCAGAGCGTCAATCTTTCGAGCCAATCTGGAAAGACTTGTCAAAGCATTACCTGCCCAAGAGTGGGCGGTTTTTGGTGTCGGATCGCAACAAAGCATCCGCATCCACGTTTAACAAGATTATAGACAACACGCCAACTCGCGCCGCGCGAACGCTGGCGGCTGGAATGATGAGTGGTATGTCCAGTCCTGCGCGTCCGTGGTTTCGGTTGGCAACGCCTGACGCGGAGTTGATGAAACAAAAGCCAGTGCAGTTGTGGCTGGATAACGTGCAGAGCTTAATGCGCGCCGTGTTCCAGCGATCAAACATGTACCGCGTGTTGCACCAGATTTATCTTGAGCTTGGCGTGTATGGCACTGCTGCCGCCATCATCCTTCCAGACTTTGACAACATTATCCATGCGCACAGTCTTACTGTTGGTGAGTTTGCTATCGCGACAGACAGCAAAGGCCGCGCAAATACGCTGTATCGTGAATTTGACATGACAGTTCATGCTGTCGTGACTGAGTTTGGCTACGAAAATTGCAGCCCGCATGTACAAAATGCGTACGAAAGACGGCAATACGATCAGTGGGTGACGATAATCCATGCGATTGAACCGCGTGATACGCGCGGCAATACACTGATGGCAAACAAAAAGCCGTGGGCTTCAATCTACATGGAAGCCACTACGAAAGAAGATAAGTTTTTGCGTGAAGGCGGTTTTGATTATTTCCCCGCGATCTGTCCTAGGTGGGATGTATCTGGCGGGGATATTTACGGCACAAGTCCCGGCATGGAAGCGTTGGGCGATAACAAGCAACTGCAATTTAATCAGAAGAAAAAATCAAAGGTTATTGACTACCAAGCCGACCCGCCTGTGCAGATTCCTGTGCAGCTTCGCGATTCGCCTTTTGGTATTGATTTAACGCCAGGTGGCGAGAGCTACTACGACCAGACAACGCCAGCGGGCGGCATTCGCACTGCGTATGAGGTGAATACGCGCATTGACGGAATACTCCAAGACATTGGCGATATTCGCTCACGCATCAATGGCGCGTTTTACGCCGACTTGTTTTTGATGCTGGCAAACGACACGCGATCCAACATAACAGCAACGGAAGTGAGCGAACGGCATGAAGAAAAAATGTTGATGCTTGGCCCAGTGTTGGAGCGTTTGCACAACGAAATCCATGAGCAACTGATTGACATTGTTTTCGCACAGATCATGG